AGTTAAAGAATGGAATGGATTTGATGCTAAACATTTTTATGAAAGAGAAGGCAAGTGGTCTAAATACAAAGACATGTATCTTATGGAAGATCCAGAGTCTAGTTATAGTACGCATCATGTTACTACTTACACTCTTGACGATCTAGATGACAAATTTGACAATGCTCTTAAGAAAGCTTCAGGTAACCCTGATGCTATTAAGAAAGTTATGAAGGAAAAGTCTAGAGTTACAGCTAAGCGTACTGCTATTCTTAAACTTATTGAATCCTCTGAGTGGTATAACAACTATGATGAAACTGAAGTTCCTGAAGACTGGTTACAAGGTCGTAAGGAAGAAGAAGCTCAAGAAGAAGAGAAAGCTAAATTTTCTAATTTAACTCCTGCTGAACGTCGTGAGATAGAGAAGCGTATGGTTGCCTACACTCTTAGATATGATGATAAGAAAGATGATAATTTTACTATGGATAAAATAGAACCTAAAACGGTTGATATTATGAATAGTAAATATCGTACTTATTATTGTACTAAAGAAGATGAAGGTAAAATGAAACAAGCTGCTCTTCTTCTTAAGAATATTCAACCTAGTCATAAACAAGTTTATCCTAATACTAATCTTAGTCAGTGGGATAAAGGATATGATTATCCAGTTTTCTGGTTTGACAATCCTCCAGTTAGTATGATGAAATGGAGTTCTGATGAATACGAAACTTGGGCTACACCTGTTCAAGGATGGGATGCACCTCAACTTATACGTGTAAGTCAGAATAAAGTTAAGTTTATTACTAAGAATCCTAACGTTAGGCACATTGATGACCTATTTTTACAAACTGACGATCAAAATAAATATATTATGGATGAAACACTAGTAAATTATTATACAGCACATAAACTAAAAAGAATAAATGAATTTAAATTTATGCAAGGTTTAGGCTGTATACACGACGAGTTACAAAAAGATTATTGTGAACTAAAAGACATGAGGGATAATAATTATTCTGAGTTTGAATATAGACGAGTGGGAGATATAGCACCAGCTATAACTAATCACATGGATAAATTATATGAGTTCCAAAAGTTTTGTAATGAATGCGATGATGCAGAACTAATACAAGAAAAGTCTAAAGAGATGTTTGTCTTGTCTGATATTAGTGATGCTAGAGCTGCAGATTTAGATTTATTAGCTAAATATGATAATTTAGTTGAATTTGCAGAGGAAATTAAACCGCTTTTAGATGAGCTAGATTGTCTTAGAGAACGCCAGTGTGATATGACACCTGAGCTAGAGAAAGAAATCAGAATCTACCTAAGAGCAAAATCCCGTGAGACATGGGACTAATAACAAAGGATACCAGGAAGACGTTTAAAATACGTTTTTCTGGTAGATCCACAGACTTTATCAGTCCTAGTTTTGGTTATGGTTGTTTATATAACTGTTCATACTGTTATATGAAACGCCATAAAGCTAAGGGATTATCTATTGCTGTGAATACGGGTGATATATTGACTGAAATCAATAATCATGCGTATTTCACTCCAGTGGAGAAACCTAATCAGACACATGCAGAATTTACTACTTACGACATCAGCTGTAACGAAGATTTTGCATTACATGCTAAGTATCATGATTGGCAAAGAGTGTTTGAATTTTTCAGAGATCATCCTGTAGCAATGGCTAGCTTTGCAACTAAATATGTAAATCCAGACCTAACTACATTTGACCCTCAAGGAAAAGTACGTGTTAGATTTAGTCTTATGCCTCAGCATAAATCAGATCTACATGAGCCAGGCACTTCTAAAATAATTGATAGGATAAAAGCTATTGATGCATTTATAGATGCAGGCTATGATGTACATGTTAACTACAGCCCTATTATTGTGTATGATGGGTGGTTAGATGACTATGAAGAAATATTTGACATGATGAATAATTATGTTGAATATAAAAACCAAGTATTAGCAGAATGTATCTTTTTAACTCATAATTTTAAGAAACATGTTGTAAATTTGCAAAACCATCCTAAGACAGAAGTAGACTTGTGGGTCCTTGACAAACAAGAAGTTAAGAAGTCTCAGTATGGTGGAGAAAATGTGCGATACAAACTTGGTCTTAAATCTGAGTACATTAGAGAATTTAAAATTTTACACAATTCCAAAGTACCGTGGAATAAAATACGGTACATTTTTTAACCAATTAAATATTTAATTATGATTACAATTAATGTAATAGACGACAAAATCTGTGGTTCATACGGAGATAATCCGTTCACAGTTGAGTATAGTAAAGAGCTATACGACAGAATGCAGCAGCTTAGCCATAAGGCTCAAGATGTTAGTACAGTAGAAGAATACAATGAAATAATGGACGAGTTTGCTCCATTATGTGTTGTAGACTATACTAAAACCATTGAAACACAATGTGAGTACATTCATGTTAACAAGGCTACAGGAGAATTCTTTCTTAAGCATAATGGAGTAGTATCAACGATACCTATGCCACAAGCGTTAGTAGATAGAATATTTGAATCCTTAGATAAAGATCTAGACTTTATGCCTTTAGTTAAGATGTGGACTAGATGGTTACGTAACCCAATCTTGTGGAGAAAGATGAAGCAAGGTCACGGGAACGATTTCTGTGAGAGATTCTTTAACTTTGTAAACTTGCAATATGAGCACCCAAAGTTTAAAGAAGAGCTTATGGAACAAGGTCTTACTGATGAAGCAGCTTCTAAAAGAGCAATAATGTACCAAATGAAAATCACCCATGAGGGATTACTAAATGGTTACAAAGTCTCTAGAGAAGTGCTTCATAAGTATGACACAGAAACAGGTGAAGAGGTTGATAGGTACAAGCGTACTTTTAACCCTGACACTGGTGAAATAGAAGGCGATGGATTACCAGAGCATGTAGAAGACAGATTGTTTGAGCCAGCTATAATGGGTGCAGGTGGTGATGCTTTCTTTTGTGAAGGTGCAAATGGATATGGTAGTCCTCAGCATTTTATTAAAGTTGGTTGTACTCACAGACTAGCATCGTGGGACCAAGTTAACGTTAATGACACGGCGTCTTGCGTTAAAGGTTTACACATTGGTGGTCTTAAGTACATTTCTTATTATAGTGGTGAGATTCATAACATTTTTGTAGATCCTATGCATATCGGAGCAGTCCCTTGTGATACTGATGGAGCTATAAGATGCAAGCAATATTTTGTACATTCATCTCTTGCAGGTGTTAATGGGTCTATCTATCACAGCTCTAGCTATGCGGCTATGACTGATGCAGAGTGGGACGAAATGCGTTCTAAAGCTGTAGAAGAAAAGTCTGAGAAAAAAGCTCAGTGTGACAGAGAAGTTGCAGAGATTAATGCTTTGTAGCTAGTGTTTAATTGGTGATATAGGGGGTTAACGCCCCCTTTATCTACTTTAATAAAAATTATAATATGAAAAATAAAAAAACAGCTTTAATAGATGCAGATAGCCTTATCTATTACGAGATGGGTAAGGAAACATTAGATCTTGCCCTGGAAGGGATTGATTCTCGAATGAATCAAATGATGGAAGTAACAGGAGCTGACTCTTACGCTGCTTTTTTAACGCAAGGAAAATGTTTTAGATACAATGTAGCTAAAAATAGACCTTACAAAGGAAACAGAAAGTATGGAGATAAACCTATTATATTCCCAGCAATTAAAGAGTATTTAAAACAAGAATGGAATGGTGTGGTTATTCCACAATTAGAAGCAGATGATTTAGTTTCTGTATATCATAATGAAAATACAGTTATATGCAGTCCTGATAAAGATGTTTTATATCAGAATGTAGGCAGGCATTATAACTATGGTAAAGCAGAATTAATTACTGTTACTGAAGCAGAAGCTGAACGATTCTTGTGGAAACAAGTGCTTATGGGAGACTCTACAGACGGTATAGAAGGTATACCAAAAGTAGGCCCAAAAACAGCAGATACATGGTTAAATGAGCTATCTGAGGACCCAAGATATGGCACTATGTCTGAATTTGTTTTGAAAAAATATGTAGAAAAATTTGGTATATCAAATGGAATTGATAAATTTGCAGAGACATTTAAACTCATTTATATCCTAAAATCTCTAGAAGACGTTCTGAGAGAAACTGGCATCGAGCTACCTGAACTTGTAACTTATGATGTTAAATCTCAAAATGAAAACG